TTACAGAAGAGGCTGCTATTGACTTAATCAATGGATCATCTTTTGTTACTTCTACTATCTCTTTGATGTTTCAACGTAGAGAAGCTGCTAAGTCTAGAGCTATCAAAATTTTAGGATCAGGACAGCAGTATCTTACTGCTATTGTTTTAGATGCTAATGGTCTTTATTGGTACTTCCCTTACTTGCAAGTTACAGGTGTAGCTGAAGGATCAGGAACTGCTCGTGCAGATGGTTCTAAATATGCCGTTACTTTGTTAGGTGAAAATGAGTACTTAGCTTATGAGGTTAATATGACCCCTACAGCTTTAGGTCTTATCGGAGTATCTTAATACATTTAACACGCTCAAAATTAGCCCTGCATATTGTGGGGCTTTTTTTATTTCTAAACATTTGACTAACATCATATAATATAGGTATGATATACATTGAACAGGGAACTATTAACCAGGTAGTGCTAACCTTAACAGAGGTTACTACTGTACCTACCCCTCATTATCTATTTGCTTTCACTAATGAAATGAATACTCTATCAGTTACTCAGCTATTTACTACTGCAGATATTAGCTTATACCCTGAGAGATACAATCTTTTTGTACTTAATGAGCCTGTAGATATTATTTTAAAACAAGGGCAGTTTGTTTATCAGATTTATCAAAGCTCAGTACCCTATGTACTACCTTTAACTATTGCACAGTCCACAGGAGTGGTGATAGAAGAGGGTAGAATGGTGGTTAGTGGGCCAGTAGGCACCTCAATATACGATTAATTATGGCATGGTATAGTAACTTTTTTAAGAAAGAGAGCACAGCTCCAGAAGTGGTGGAAGGCTATCAATCTTTTAGCACCCCTTTTCTACCTGTAGGTAAAGGTAACCTAACACTCCCTTATGTAAATGGTAGGTACTCTACTAATATGTGGGTGCGTTTTGGTGCAGATAACCTGTACCCTGAAATGCTTAATCAGATGTATTTCTCTAGCCCATTACATGGTGCCATAGTGGACTATAAAACTAATGCAGTAATTGGTGGTGGCTTTGCTTTGGCAACTGACAAACTAACTACCCCTGAAAAGCTAGAGCTTTACATGTTTGAAAGAAAGATTAAAATAAAGCAAACAGTAAAGGCTGTAACCCGTCAATTAATTGTACACAATAGAATATACTTTAAACTTTGTTTTGACAGCACTAAGAAATTAGTTAAGATAGAGAATGTATCACCTGAGAAAGTAAGGATATCTAGGTATAAAGATATGTACTATCTATGTGAAGATTGGAGTACTAATATAGATGTAAGAGAAATCAAACCATACCACGTTACATGCTCAGACTATGAGCAACTTTACTGCTATGAGATTAAATCACTAGGGCAGGATTACTACAGCCTACCACAATATACCTCAGCTTTAAACTTTGCTTTCCTATCAGGTGAGCTTAGCTACTTTGCAAAAAGTAACATACAAAATAGTGTATTCCCATCCTTTGCTATGATGTTCCCTAAGAGACCACAGTCTGAGGAGGAGAAGCACATGATTAAAGAAACTATCGATAGGTTAAAAGGTGCTGCTAATGCAGGTAAGGCTGTTGCTTTCTTTGCTAATAGCCAGGATCAGTTACCTAAGATAGAAGCTTTACCCAATAATGGTAATGATAGCCTCTTTCAGGAGGCCTCACAGCTTAACACAGAACAGATTTGCTTTGCTCACACTATAGATCCTATCTTAATGGGAGTAAGAACTACAGGATCCCTAGGAGGTGGTGCAGATATTAAGCAGGCTTATGTGATATTTGAAAAGAATGTAGTAATGGAACTTAGACTATGTGTACAGCATATCTTTAATGAGCTATTAACCATTGCTAAGATCCCTGCAGAATTTACTATCAATAACTTCCAGATCATTAATGAGAATATAGTAGAGCTTGAGGGTGATACATCCAAAACTAATGATGCACTTAACAGCCTAAGCCCATTGGTAGCTACTAAAGTATTAGAGACTATGACTATTAACGAGGTGAGAGCTTTGGCTTCCCTTCCTCCTATAGAAGGTGGTGATATGACTCAGAGTGCAGCAGCTGCTATAGTAGTAACCGAAACAACAACCCCTGTATAATGCTATATTTCATAACTGAAACTTACCTTAAGGTTAATACACCCATCACTGCTAATGTGGATGTAACAGATGTTACTCCATACATAGCTACTCAGGCAGCACTAAGAGTACAACCTATACTAGGTACTACTTTCTATAATTATTTGCTAACTCAGTATAATAACCAGGCACTACTTCCTGATGAGGTAGATCTAGTAGAATTTATACAGCCAGTGATAGCTTGGAGAAGTGCTGAGGATGCAGTATTCGGATTAACCTACCAACTTAAGAACAAAGGACTTCAAACACAATCAGGTGATTACTCTGCAAGTGTATCACGTAATGAGGTGGCCTTTGGTATGGAGCACTATGCACAGAAGGCTAGCTTTTTTGAGCAGAGATTAATCAGATGGCTACTTGCTAACAAAAATCTCTTCCCTCTTTTTACATCTACCACTAACATGGATACAGATCTACGGCCTATGTTTAATAACTGTAGCTGTATCAATCAATTTCAGAGTGTATGCACTGGCATGTGTGGTAACCTTAGAGAGAATGGATATAACAACGCTATTCTAATACTATGAGAATGCAGTTAGCCATCTTATTAGCCTCAATTAAACAATATATAATACAATTATTAGCAGTGGTAGGAGCTTTCTTTTTACCTATATCAGGGATACTATTTTTAATTGGGTTTGCTATTGTATTAGATACCATCACAGGGCTATGGAAGGCTAAGAAATTAAAGATTAAAATTACATCTAGGAAGTTATCTGCTATCATATCTAAGCTAATGCTTTATGAGGTGGCCGTTATTGGTTTCTACCTAATAGATTATTGGATACTTAATGATATCATCATGAAGTTTTTTTCAGTACCATTAATGCTCACAAAAATTCTATCACTAGTGCTTTGTAGTATTGAATGCATTAGTATTAATGAGAACATAAAGGCAGTAAAAGGGGTGGATATATGGTCAGCTTTTAAGCAGTTACTTAGGAGATCAAAAGAAATTAAACAAGATATAGATGGAGTTAGATATAAGCAAGATAGTTCAACACCGATTATCTAAGGATCAATTTGTAGATGAGCTTACAGACAAAAGACAAATCTATTTACACCATACAGCAGGTGGACCTGATGCAGTATCTGTAGCTAAATTCTTTAATCAGAAAGTAGGTAAGGTAGCCACTGCTTTTATCATAGGTAGTAAAGGCACAATCGTGCAATGCTTCAGCTCCAAAAATTGGGCTTATCACCTAGGACTTAAACAGGAAGTATTTGAAGAGGCAGGGGTAACTTATAGGAGCCTTGATAGATTATCTGTAGGGATAGAGATTTGTAACTATGGACCATTAACCAAAAGGAATGGATACTACTATAACTATGTAGGTGGTAAAGTAGATTACACTCAGCTAACTATCTTAGACAAACCATACAAAGGGCACATCTATTGGCAAATGTACACAGATGCACAAATAGAGTCTACTCGGCAGCTGCTAGTGTACCTTTGTGATCAGTATAACATCCCTAGAGATTACTTTGCTACCATATTTGATATTGATAAACGTGCTTTGAGGGGAGAACCAGGTATATTTACACACAATAGTGTAAGAAAAGATAAGAGTGATATATACCCATGCCCTAGAATGATACAAATGCTACAGAATTTATGAGATACATCCTACCAATTATAGCACTATGCCTGTTAGGCTCCTGCTCTGATGCTAAAAAAGCACAGTACCACTACAAAAAAGCTGTTAAATTTGGCTTAGAGCTTGTCCAGGATAGCGATACTATCAGAATAATATCAGTAGACAGCGTGCCAGTGGTAGTAAATGATACTATCATATGGGAGAAGGTGATCACTACCAAAGATACTGTTATCTTTTTTAAGAATATCTATGTACCTAAGACCAGGTGGCAAACTAGAATTGAGTACAGGTATAAAACGCAACTTGTAAAACAGGATGTACTCAAATATAAGTACATATACAAAGCAGAAAAGAAACAAAAAGCTAAAACTAATTGGCTGCTCTTTATAATAGGATTTGGCTGTGGGATAGCTTTATTCTTTATCCTTAGATTACTAGATAAACTATACAACCCCTTTAAATAACTTTATGATTAGACATGGTAAGAATGTTCACGAGCTTGTGTTAGCAGGTAGTGAGGTAAAAGTAGCTATTCTTAGTGATTTGCACTGGGATAACCCACACACTGATAGAGAGCTAATCAAAAGGCACCTAGACTACTGCTTAAAAGAAGAGATACCTGTAATGATCAATGGTGATATGTTCTGTTTAATGCAAGGGAGGGGAGATAATAGACGTAATAAATCTGATATTAGACCTGAGCACAATAATGCAAGGTATTTAGATAGTATAGTAGAGACAGCTGTGGAGTGGTTCCTACCCTATGCTCACATCATTAAGCTAATAGGATACGGTAACCATGAGACAAGTATAATTAAATTTCAAGAGACTGATATCCTGCAAAGATTTGTAGATATTCTAAACTTTAAAGCAGGATCTAATGTGCAAGTAGGTGGTTATGGTGGATGGCTAATAATAAAGCAAACATCAGACAGCACTACATCATCTTTTAGCACTAAGATTAAATACTTCCATGGATCAGGTGGTGGTGGTATAGTTACCAAAGGTGCTATTAATTTAACCA